CCCTTATTGCGTATTGCCTCAATCTGATTATTTAATTGATTCAACCGGGTACGGTCATTTTCTGCATCTACAAGTTTTAGTTCCGTGCCACTGCCCAAGAAACGTTCAAGAATACCGTCAATTTGTTCGTATATATATTGCAACTGTTGAGCACGAAGTTTACTCTTTTCAATAGCCTTATCGAGTTTCTTATCATGCGCTTGTGCTATCTTCCCAATCCAGTTTACAGCTTCACCGGCAGCGGCAGCAATACCACCAACTATTCCACCTTTGGCAAATCCCTGCCCGATATTGCTTATAGAAGACATGGCATCCTGCACATTGCCCATCGTGTCGGCCATGCCCTCATTGCCCAAAGCATCGAACATGGAGGACATTTGCCCTGCAAAATTGCCGACAAGATCAGCGCTTTCAGCGGCACTTTCTCCTATGGCTGCAATCTTTTCTATGGTACCTTTTTCATCTTTATCTCCACTGGAGAATAAAGAACGAACATTTTTTATGAGAGTGGCAAACGGATTCTTCTGTAATCCGGCCTTATACAAGTCTTGTATGGCTTTCTTTAACTTCTCAATTTGAGAATATTCTCCTGAAACATCAATCCTTTTACCATTCTCATCCAAATACCAAGAAGTAAAAGCAGTTGGCTTTCCATTCTTATTTTTAGTTACAGAAGCATTATCAATAATCTGTTGAGCATAATCGGATGCTTGCTGTATTTGTCCGTATGATTTATAGGTTTGATCTCCAAATATCTGTTCCCATACCGGAAGAAGTTCAAGTAGCTGTCCCCTTAGCTTTGCAAGTTCCTCCTTATATTCAGTGAAAAGAGCTTTTTGTCCGGGAGTCATACCTTCAACATTACCAATAAGTTCATTATTTTCACCAATGAAGGTGCCAGTTAAGGGAGCATATTTCTCGCTTAAATCCCGTATCTTTTCAGCGATAGATTTGTATTTGTTGAGGGCAGTAACTTCTTTCAGCTTTACTTCCAAGCTATCTTTTTCAATAGCATCTTTGGCTTCTTTCCATGCACTGAAAAACTGTTTATACAAAACACTGTCTTTACCTCCAAGTGATTCTGTGGCCTTTTGCTCGGTGAAAGTCAAAGGTATATATACCCCTTTATCCTTCATTTTCTTAGTCACCTTTTCAGCCAATTCCTCGGATTTCTTCTCATATCCAGACAATGCTCCGAAAGCGTATAAAGAAGCATCCTTCTTACTTGCCCCGGCATTGATAAGTTGTTTGTATATATCCCATTTCTTTGAAACATCAGATACGTACCTTTCAAGTTCTTTTGTAACCTTATCCGAAGCTTCTTTCATAGCATTGGCATCAATATCCAAAAGGACTTTCCGTATAGAAACTTTCAATTCTCTACGCTCTTTGGTCTTATCGTCAAGCTGGTTAAGAATCTTATTCAATTCATCCCGATAATTGCCAATATTCACAGGTTCTTTACCTTTGAATAAGGAGTCAAAAATACCCGATCCTTTAACCTTATTGGCAGCTTCTCTCTTTCCAACAATGTCAATCCACTTCTTATATTCAGAATATGCCTCCTTTAGTAAGTTTACCCGTTCTTTCAATCTTTCGGCGAAGGCATCCTTTTTGCTCTTATCCTTACTTGGATCAGTGAGAGAAAAACCGATTTCTTTGGCTCCTTTCTCGCCGGCTTGCATTATGTCGAAAGCCTTTTTATAATCTGATACAATTTGCTTCTGCCAATCAGGAATCTTTGATAAGTCAATGGTTCCAATACCTGATAAATCTATTCCAGCCTTAATCAATATCGGCTTCAATTGATTTGTTGTCTCTTTCGCTTCCTTGTACGCTTTTTGTATTCCTTCAATGATTTTCTCTGAATCTGTGGAAACCTTTATTTGGGCTTCAAATTGCCCATCTGTAGCTTCATTGAACTTTTTCTGCAAATCAGAAAAACTTTGACTGGTTTCTGTATATTCAGCATTAATCTTGATATTAAACTCTTCTTCAAGAGTCTTCTCGTTAAAGAAGTCTCGCATATATTTCGGCATCTTCTCGAACGTATCAAAGAAAGAACTTATATCCAAACCGATAGCTATTTTCTGCGCATCACTCAAATTGTCCAAATCCCAGCCGGCAGCTTCCAGTCTCGACTTGTACCCAGATAGGAAGTCCTTCATATCCGGCAATACATCTTCCATATAAATACGCTTAGAATTTTTCCACGCTTTCCGCAATTGAAAAATATCATCTCTATATCCTCCAGTGAAAGGCAACTCATTATTCAGGCTGGCCAACGCTTTAGGGTATTCTTTGAGAATGGAAAGCTGCTCTTTCAACGGTTTGCCCGAAGCTGCTTTAGCAAAATCATCATGTTTGGTTATAACTTTCTGCATGGCGGTAGAATACTCGATATAGCTGCCTGACATGCGACCAATAATCTTATTTACCCGTTCCTCCGCTTTGATGTAGTCATTGATATTACCAAGAAAGCTGTCATCAAAATAACCGTCAGTCGCTTCATTGGCATGTTCAGACGCACCTTTTATGTCATTAAGCAGTCTATAAGCCTCTTTTGTATCATTCAAAGCATTCCGAAGCAATATATATTGTTCTGCAAGACTTTTAACTGTATTTCCTTCATCATCAGTCTTAAACGTTTCATTAAAAGTGTCTGCCCAAACCGGGGAATAATCCTTTAATGCTGTTTTCATTTCTTCAATGGAAGAAATCAGTGAGGCATCATTCGCCTTAAAAGGATCAACATCAGCAAATTTTTGAGCTTCTTTCGTTAGGTTCTTGAAACCGTCTTGTGCTCTTGTTGTCAACTCGGAAATACGCTCGTTCATCTCGTCAGCCTTTTGCCCGGACTTATACCATAATTCAGCAATAGCAGTAAGCCCAGTAAACAAAAGCATGTATGGATTAAAAAGCAAACCTTTTAATGCAACTCCTACTTGTTTTATACCATAACCCAATGAGATCATGGCTACACGCCATTTACTTGTTGAAAGTGCAGCCGACATTTCAGCACGAGATATACCAAGTAGCTGCACAATATGACCGGCTTGTCCTGATTTCAATTTTCCAAGTGCCATTAACCGCAAGGCATACTCCTTAGTTAAAGCTCCACTACTTGCCAACGCTTTCCAATCTGCGGTTGTCATAGTATTACTTGAAGCTATAAGTCCTTTTTCCGCATTAGTAAGTGTACGATAACTGGATGCGACAACAAGATTGGCTGCTGCCTTTTGCTTGGCAGCAAGCGTACTTTTTATAAGAGCCGCACTTTCATTCCCAATCAAGCGGTTTGCGCCAAATGTAGCTACCTTATATACTCCAAAGGCTCCAACGGCAGCTTCGATAGCCGGTACAACTTCTTTCCAATTTTGTGCAAGGGTGGTAAGGCTTTCGGCAGTCCATTTCAATGTACTACCCATTGACTCCGCAATATCACCAAGCATAATGTCAATCGCATCAGCCAAGTTCTTCCATTTGGACTTAACTGATTCTGAAAGAACTTCCTGCATGTTATTAAACATGCCACCATCATCCGTAAGTTCCCAAAGAACATCTTTTACATCCTCAAACGTAACCTTCTTTTTCGAGATCATATCAAGCACTTCACCGGCACTGACAATGCGGCCTTCCAACTTGCTGAATCGCTCGGCCAGTTTATCCACCATAGGAATGTTCGCTTCCGTCAATTGTCGTAATTCCGTTCCTTTCAAGAATTTAGCAGCCTTTATCTGACCGTAGGCCAATATGATACGCCCCATATCAACACCTACACCGGCTGATATATCAGCCAGCCTTTTCATGGTATCATACAATTCATTGTATGGTATAGAATATGCGGAAAGTTGCTTGGCATACTGATTCAAATCCATAATCCCGAATGGAGAAGCAACAGCCAGTTTCTTAATTTGATTGAATATGGTTGTAGCTTTGCCTTCATCTTGCAGAATAGAGGCCATTGCAATTTTCTGATTTTCCAACTCACCACCAATATCAACCACTGCACGCAAAAAGTTCTGTGCTGCATAAATGGAGTATAGCCCCAAAAATTCATTTCTTAATTGTCCGACAATACTCAATTGACTGTTCATTGCTCCATTCATATTGAGAGTGGCTGTCATGTGCCGTCTTGCTGCATTGGCTGATCTCTCACGGGCATTAGCCAAATCCAGTTCCGCTTTGGCGGCACGGGCGGCTCTTTGTCGCGCAAGCTCACGTGCGGCTGCGGCAGAAGCTTCCGCTTTGGTTTGAATGGCTGCGGCTTTGGCGGCGCGTAAATCACTTGCTGTAAAGTTTGTATTCAACCCGGCGGCTTGCAAGGCGGCACGAACAGCTTGTGTGGTACTGGCCTTATCCACTACCACATTGATCTTAAACTTCTCACTTTGAAGCAAAGTCTTCATATCACCAACCAACTTCTTCTTGTCAAAACCCACATCAAGTTTTGCCTGCAAGTCTTTGGTGATTTCCGCTTTCAATTTTTTACGTTGTTCCGCTGTCTTATCACGGAATAAAATATCGAAGTAAAGGTTTCCAAGATCAGCCATATATTATTGTGTTTGTATTACTTATAATCATTGATATTAATTGCTGTTTCTCCATTGCCATACTTGTCTTTCCAGCGTTTGGCAGCATCCTCTATATCACTTACGGAAGGGGATTTGAAGTTTTTTGTATCGTGTTTCTTTCCCTTGCTGTCTTTGTCACAATCTGTAACCACAATAGACACATCCATTGCCAACAATTCAATTTGTGCATTTGTAAGTACCCAATAAATACCAAACAAAGGTTTACTTATTGGAATCCCAAATAGTCTCAAAGGCTCTGTCAACCACGGATAGGACTTGCCTATTTCCCACGTTTGTCCGTAGCTGGTTCGTGAAGGATATGCTCTGCTTCCTCTTTTGTCATTGTCATCATCGTGTCCTTCATCGCGGTCAGATATATGGTAGCTGTCAAGTAGTCTTCCACTGGAATTTTTTTTTTGCCGACAGCTATAACCTTCATCAGCTCATGATCTCCATATTGTTTGATATAAAAGAACCAACGCCACAAAAAGGGATAGAGGAACTTGATTTTCCAATATCCATTCAAAATGATAGCGGCTGCACATTGGCAGCTGATCTTATCATCATTCCCTGATTTCTGCATCGTACTGGTGAATTTGCGTATAGTCCCTCTTTTCAGCCACGAAATGCCATATTTCTTTCCTCGGACTTCCACATAATCCACACTGTCTTCCATCACATCATTCAATAATTTTTCATCCTCCGATTTAGGAAGTGTTATATTGTTTTCTTTTGTCATACTTTATTGTGTTTTATACGAAAAAAAAGGTGGTGGCCGGTATCAAGTAGCTCACCACCTTTTCGCTGATATGAATTTTGCAAAGTGTTATATCCTAAACTTTTTAGTCGGATGCTTTTTTACGTAAAATGTAAATAGAGGCCCCCTTAGCATCATTCAACGGAGAAACAGATACATTAAAGTACCCCGGCTTGTCCTGCTCGCTGACGAGGTTGCTATACCCCTCGATATTCGGTAAGAACAAGGCTGTTTGACGGTCTTCACTACGCATGAAGAGTCCTCCGGTTACTTTCTTCGGTTCAATATTGTAACCTTCACCTTCATAAGTCTCACCATCAATCGTAGTAGTCATAGTCACTGTTTCCGCTTTCTTGTTCAGTAACAAGTCATTGATTTTTCCTGCCACGGAAGGTACTTGAAACTGAATATCGGAATCTCCGGCATTAGCAACGGAAGTCCAAGTGGCACCGGTTGTCAACTTGATCTTGGAAACATCGGCAGCTCCGGTATCAAATGTAACTCCATCAGAGAGTACCGGTAGCTCCATATCAAAAGCCGCTAAAGTTGCGAGGTCACTATTGACTTTGGACACATAATAAACCTCCTTCATTTGATTAAAGAGCACCTTTAACTCTTCCAGTTTGGTAGTAATAGAAATCTCTGCCATAATCGTATTTTTTTAAGTTTGTGTCATTTGTTTATTATTAGCTTCGCTTGTATAATTAAAGAATGAAAACCGAGTCCGTCATTTCCTCCGGGAAGTAATCGTGGACTTACAGCTGAAAACAATTCCGTCACTATTGGAAATTTTGAAACCACTTCCATTTGCATTTCATCCAAACGGACTGTATTCTCAAT